ACCCCGCCGCCATTGGCAACGGCCGCCGTAATGGTATCTTTTATTTTTTGGGTATCATCGGCTACACCGTCGCCCGCTGCGCCGTATGTTTTGACGCTCAGCCCGATTCCGCCACCGCCTGTCCCTGGTGGACCTTGTGGACCTTGTGGACCTGTCGCACCCGTTGCTCCTGTCGCGCCTTGCGGGCCTGTCGCGCCTTGCGGTCCCTGCGGGCCTTGCGGTCCTACAGATCCATTCGCGCCCGTAGCACCTTGTGGGCCTGGATCACCTTTTGGGCCTTGTGGTCCTGCTGGTCCTGCTGGTCCCTGCGGCCCTGGTGGCCCGACGCCACCGCCGCCAACCACATCCGACATTTTCGCAATCTTGATATTTCCATTCTGACCGCCAATATAGACGTTCTCTTGGTCTGTCGTGAAGCCTAACTCGCCAAGCGCGAGGTCGGGCAGATTCACTTGCAACCCGCGTCTAACCTGTATCCGTTTTACGGGCATTAGAACACACCCCCGTCAAGGTCTTCATCTTGTGCGGTATCGTTAACCGATACAATTGGGCCGATTGTGGCACGCTTTCTTTTCCGCAATTCCTCATATCGCTGCTGAAAGAAGGAAGCCGAAGCCGGATCATCTTGAATGGTCAGATGCGCGGCGAGCCCATACGGCAGCACGAGCAGGCAATCCCTATCCGGTAGCAGCAACGGCTCGCTCAAATCATCTACGATAACGGAAGCGTCAGCAGTGGGCAGCATTTCCGCTTGCAGCACTGTTAGGAATTGCAGCGATTTCGTCTTTAGCGCGATGTCTGACACATCAATTGTCCCGGATTGGGTAACTTCATCGATGAGCGCTAGCGCGGTTTCATAGACTTTTTGTCCTGTGATCGCCATATTTCACCCCATTACGTACAAAAAAGGGGCAGGAGACTCATCCCCTACCCCTTTTTGTCTGGTTATTTGCCGTCTGCTTTCTTCTTTTCCTTCTCTGGCGCTTCTTCAACGAGCTTAAACCCGTTGCGCTCCATCAGAGAAACATGATTTTCATCATGAATTTCAACCTCTTGTCCATTTTCATGACGGAATAGCATGAAATTACACCTCCAACCACGCGTAGACGCCTTTTTTCTTCGCGTCTAGCACGAATGCATCATAGTAAATGCGGCCTTCTGCCAGAGATCCCGAGATTCCTGGTGGATCATCGTGAACCTTGTAGTCTTGGAGCTTCTTAGGCGCTACCATGACAGATGGATGCGTGATAATGAACGGTGTTTTTGCCGGGAAATATACCGTAGGAGCCATAACAATCTTCACGCCGTCGATTGTACCAACTTGGCCCGTGATCAGCATGTTTTGCGCTGTATCGGACGCCTTAATGAAGGACGTATCCTGCTTGATGATGGAATAGAAGTGCGGTGTTACGAAAGCGATACGGCCGCCCATTGGTACCTTGTTCTCCGACAGGTACTCGCCAGCCGTCAAGAACGAGCTGTACGCGTTCGACGTTGTGATGTTCGTCGCAGTTGGACGGCCACCGTTCGCCGCTGCTGCTGTTACCCATGCCGCAAGGCGGTAAGTGTCCACCTCTGGCGTGATAACCTCGTCTTGTTGGCGTTTGAGCGCCTTTCCGGCATCACGAACACCCGCAGGCGTGTCGATCTTGTTACCTGTATCGATAATAAATGTAAAGGAACGATCCTTTGTCAGCGTGTACGTCGCTACAGTGTCCTGTAGTTCCGCTGCTGTACCGTAACGGCCAGAAGCCGCTGTACGGTTGTAGTCGTTCATCGCTACTGTTGGGATGCTGTATACTGTGATGGTCTTCGCGCCATCCCAGGAGTAATCCTGATTTGTCGCTGCATCTGTCAGAGATTTGATTTTAAAGCGCTCGTCGACCGCTTTCGAGTAATTCGTTGCTAAGTTAACTGCCATTGTTTACCCTCTCCCTTTAATCGGAATTGAAGCCTTCCAAGAAAGGATCGGACGCCTTCTGCCTAGTGCTTCCGTTCGTCGATACACTTCCAATCGAGGCCCTCTTGCTGTTTGTTTCGTTCTGCTTGCTTATCTTCAATTGGTTGCGCAGCTCAGTGCTGTGGTGCTGCATGTAGGCGAATTTAAGCGGCGTCCCGCTCTTTTGCGCGTCCCATACAGCTTGCGGCACAACGTCTTTACTGCCATCGAATGGTCGATCATTGAGCTGCTGGAACATGGCAAGGAAGTCGGTTAATTCCGCGTCTCTTGCCGCTTGTGCCTGCGCTGCTTCGCGCTCTCTGGCGCGTTCCTCCCTATCCCTGCGGCTGGCCATAAGCTCGTCCACTAGTTCGGGTGGTAGGTTCTCGTACTGCTGCATGAGCTGCTGTTCAGCGATTGCCGCTTTATATTCGGCCTCGGTGCGGATCGGTTTACCGTTCCACTCATAGCCCTGTTCTGAGATATAAGAATCGCGGGCTTCTTGTGCAGCTTCTTCTCTTGCTCTTGCGATCGCCCGTTCCTGGTTCATGCCCATTTGAGCGAATCGCTGAGCTTCTTCCAGAGTCAGTTCCCGCTCTTGTTTATCAAACTTGACCGGTATCTTAATCTCTGGCTGCGCTGGTTCGTCAGGTTCATCCGTAGACTCGTCGGCCGGTGTGGTATCCTCTGCCTCGGTCTCGGTATCCTGCTCACCTGTGTCGATGTCGTCATCTCCGAAGCCGAAATCGTCCTGTGGTAGGGACGTGTCGCTATCAGAGAAGCCGATATCTTCTTCGCCTTCTGCGAAGTGTTGAAGATTTAACTTAAGCATGTGTGCCTCCTGGCGGTATGGTAGCCGCCGCCCAGTTTATTGCCTTATGACAGGGCAGAATAAACAAAAGACGCCCTATGGTAGGAGCGCCTTTTATTTGGCTATCTTAGTCTTCCGTCGCAAACTGGGTGGGGGGATTCTTCAGTACGAAACCGCCAAAGATTGTTTTGGCCCCAGATAAAATCAATCATGGACTTTAATTCTTCAAACTGGTCAATTGTCAAGTGCATCCCCAGTCCGGACCCGTCTTTAATATCGACACCGTACATTGGTCCATTCTGATAAAAGTTAACCGAAATATTTCCGTTGCTGACCGTTTTAATCACGTTAACCCTCCTATTTTTTAGCTGTTGCCTGTGCCAGCGCTAACTTGCCGGCAATGTCGAGATGCTTCATAGCGGTGTCATGCTGCATCTTCTGCTGTGCGTCGTTGCGTTTGTGATGCGCGGCCTGCTCTGCCGCCTGCTGCGCCAGTAGCTGCTCCTGCATGGTCTGCTGCTGCATGCCTTGCTGCTGCTGCGCGGCCATTTGCTGTTGCTGCTGCATCATGGCTTGCTGCGCCTGTATTTTCTGCTGCAAATCGGCAATAAGTTCTTCCTTCTGCGGAATCATATCGGCCGGTTGGCGTTCCAGGTATTGAATGATATCGATATGACCTTGAGCAAGAAGGTTGTCCAATGTCTGACTGACTGCGATCTCAGACCAATACGAGCTCTCACCCACGTTGGCGCGGATATCGAGCCACAAATCCTTGAATTGCGAGAAATCATAGTCAACCATCTTCATTTGGATCGTTTGCTGTCCGGTCATCGGATCAACGACCGGCACTTCCTGCATCACAGGTCGCGGTCCGTAGTGCGTGCCCGCCATATCGAAGACGATACGCCCGATGTCTTCAATCCACTCGTAGAGATTGCTTTTTGGATTCTCTAACGGCACGGCTGCCGCCTTAGATACAGCAATGATGGCCGATGTGTTCTTCGGATCGACGTTACCAAGCGCGCCGTCAGAAGCGCCAAGCATCTCCTTGGTGTACTGCATCGCAATTTCAAGCACTTGCATGATTTGCGCTGACATATTGCCAGGCTGCAAGTACGTGGCGATGTTGGCGAGCGGCGTGTTGAGATCCGCACCACTTACACCGATGGCCGAGCCTACTGCATCGTCCCATTGCTCCAAGAGATCCGCGTTATACACGGCTTTAGGGAACGCGGTACGCATCAAGTGATACATCACGAACGCAAACATGCGATTTATGAAGATTTGGTTAGGCAACACGCCTGTCGCTATCGCTCGACCGTGATAGGTGCCCTTCTGTTTCTCCCAATTGTTGAACGCGACTGGATAGACGGAGAGCCCCAAGTCTTCATCTTTGAAGATATAAGCGCCTTCTGTGCTCTTGGAAGCTACGATCGTGTCGTATTCCTCGTCAAGTTCAGCGCCAGTTAGCTGGTCCACCGTTTTCTTGGTCTTCTTCACCTTGCGATAGACGATAATGTATTCGGCTTTGCCGGATTCGTCGCCCTCTACCTCGATTTTGCTATAGTTGCCCGGTGAATTTTCATAGTTCTTATCGGACTTGATGTCACTTGGGTTCTGTCCGTAATCCTCCGCTTCTTCTTGGAGCCGCTTCACGGTATCCCTGCCGCGTACAATGACATACGGCTGTACATCCATGCTGCTCGTGTTGGCGTTGCCCAGGAATACGTCGGTACCGTCGATGAGCTCGAAGCAAATATCGCCTTTAATCTCCGGCCGCATGCTGCCATATGGCTTTTTGGACTGGTCCCAATAGAAGTGCGCGGCCATATCACCAGATACAGCGGCGTCGAATAGCGCATCTTTAATGCGGAACTCCATTTTCCACTTTTCAAACAGGTTGTTTATGACCTTATTCGCGATTTCCGCACCGGCCGCGTCATTCTGCCTGCTCGGATCGGGATTATCCTTGTCATACATCATCGGTTCGAAGTGGATTTTTGCCTTGGAACTGGTCAAAGACGCCACAAAGAACGTGATAACGCGTTTGATGATGTTAAACACCGGCTTGGGCATGTCCGATTCCGGCAATCCTCTCCACTGGTTGCCTGCGAAGAAGTCCCAATTCGCGTTAACGGTCTCGTAATAGTTCGGGTCTTGGCTATTGTTGTACTTCACACCAGCTTCATAGAGCTGCCAATCCTTTGTCGGCGTATTAGCCAATTACTTCACCCCTTTCGCGCTTTCGCCTCGTTGTACGCCATCATCTCATCAAAACCTTTCTTTAGGCGTTTGGCCCGTTCGCGCTGCTCTTGGAGCTCTGCTTCGTCTTCATCCAGTTCGAACTCTACTGCAGGCTGCTTGGCCCGCTGGCCTGCCATGTATCCGCTAATGAATGCACAAAAAAAGGCCGTTACTGTTAACGCCCCTACTAGGAATTGCATATTTAGTTCACCTTTCTTTCCTCTAGTCTTCTTATACGCACTTCATGACGTGTTAAAAGGGAGTCCAAAGTTTTGATATATTCATTCTGATCGATAAGTTGTTGGTTAAGAATCCGAATCATTTCATTT